ACGAAGAATTGCTTCTTCTGGAGTGATAGGCATCTGTGCTATAACACTCAATAAAGTCTCTGGTTTTGTTCTTCTGACGTTGTCTCTTGCGTTAATTATAGCTATCAACGCTTTCACTACATCAGAGTTCCCGTCTTTATCTATACAACCTGTACGAGACATATATGAAGGAAAGAAATAACCGAAGTTCTTTCTGCCTTTACCTTCCAAATCATATACATTTTCAATAGGATATATCTCATATCCATCAGGATTATACAGTATCTCTCTTGCACCAGAGAAGTCAGAGTCCTTATCACCGGCAGTACCTACAAGGTAGATTAAAGCAAATACCTCATCGCCGTCTTTCACCGAATCACGGGTGTTATTATATGTAGCGAGCAAGTTTTTAAAAGATCCCATCTCCTCAAACAATATGAACCCTCGTTTACCACGAACCTTTGACTCATCATCTTTCACTGCAACCCCCATAACAGAGTTCTTTGATCCACTTGTAACACCGTTTGCATCCTTAGTCCCTGCTATCCATAACATATCAGAAGGTCTGTTTGTACTGAGAAGTCGTGGAAACTCAGTGTTCTCTGAAACAAAATCCTTCATCTTAACAAACTTATCAAGTGTTCCGTCTTTCTGTGACAAATATTCCTTGGTATAACCCGCAAGAATGGTAGTCACCTCTGTCTTAGAGAATTCGTTTTCCCCAAGAGTAAGATTATGTGACATCAATCCTGCCAAAGCATAAGACTTACCTGCACCACGTCTCGCCAATTCTATACAATGCTTATGTGCCTTTCGTGCTTGATCTATATAATGAAATCTATAATACACCCCCTCCCAAAATAGAGGAAAACCCGGCACTTGAGAAGATACACCTGTCTTTGGATTCTTCTTTGTGAGCTTTATCCTACAATAATTGAGATACCAGTACATCAATCCCGGTATCCATTCACCGTCAGACTCCCTTACATATCCCTCCCTACATCTACGAGCCTCTTCTGTTATCCATTTGCCATACTCGCTTTTCTCATTAGCATTTGGCTTAAGAAAAGTGTAACACCCATTCTCCTCATAGAATTTTGCAGCAGGTCTGAAATAATCAGTATTCTCAAGTATATGTGGGTGAGCTATATCAACAATAATCTTTCCTTCTTCATCTCTTGGTAAATCCTTTGCACGAGGTCTGTTAGGACTTATAAGCCAAGAAATCATAGGAACATTATCTATAAAATCCATAAACTGCTCCTGAACCCAAGGAGTTAAAGAATCAATGAGTTCCTTCGTAATTGCAGTCTGGAACTCATTGGTAGGAATTACTATGTTATTACTGTCTTCCACAATTAGATATTTTCATAAACAGCCCGCTCTGCAGAACCTCTTGTAGCAGCCTCTGATTCAAAGTCCTTAGCCAATTTCTTTTCCGCCACAGCAAGCATTTCCGATAGCTCCAATCCTTGCTTAATTGCACTGGTTACAGATGATATCTGATATAATGGCCTTCCTTTATCATCAAGCGCACGAGGATCTGCCTCACGGAAAAATGCACGGACATTGTTTATTCCATACCTTATGTCTTCGATCAACAATGCTGATGTAGTCACTACAATTTTCCTATACTGAGCCATTGCATCCATAAGAAGCTTCGATGGTTTCCATGAAGAACCAAATCCCTCTTGCTGTTTCACCTCTACTTCCCGCTCATTCTCATCAGTGATATACATGTAAGAGCTCCTGGGATCACACATGAACCACAGATAGGATATCTGTTTCCAGAACTCCTCCTTCTTCTTACTCTTGTCCGCACGGAACAGTTCACGGATAGGTCTGACAAGTAATGCCTCATCAGCTATCTTAAAGTCTTGACCGTCGAATTCAATGAGTTTCATCAGTATTTAAATTTTCCAGTTACAACCTGCCAGGCACAGTCTACAATAAACTGTATAGCATATGCGTAATGTTCATCGTTAAGACAGTCCTGATGAATATCAAGATAATTGAACATTCCATTTACTGCATGCACTGCCTCATGGGCAATAACTTCCGGAACACATGCAGTACGTTTATACAAGAGAATAAGAACGCCTACATTATTTGTCTCTTTTTCACGTATAGTAGGGAACGTAGAAGCATGAGCGGTTCTAATATCAGGAAGGTCAAGTTTCTGACACTCCAGACCACAGAACCTATCATTAATCCAATCTATATTATCAATACATTTTGCTACCCATATGTGATATGGATATATCAAAGACTGGAATTCGTGTACCTTAACTTTTGACATTACTTCTTCTTTGCCTTAGTAGAAGCGACCTTGTTCATTGCGCTGGCACGCTTGTTAAGGTCTGTTGCTTTTGCCTTTGCTGCTGAGATAGCTGCTCTCTTACGGGAAGCGTCACTCATGATTTCTTCATAACGGGCCATAGTCTCAGCGTCGGACTCTGCACGCCAACGCTTTTCGTCTGCTGTCATTTTCGGTGTCATATTATCCTATAAGTTTATGTAACAAATCAATTTCAAATATCTTATCCGGAAATTCATGATATCCGATTATCAGCGTTCCGTCTTTCTTCCATCCAATACGTGGATTAGAGAACCTTACCATTATACCGGACTTCTCCTCCCAACCGACGGAACGCAGATAGTCGAACGTGATTTTATTGCAACAACCCTCCTGCATCTACCTCGTAGTCTTCAACGACATACTCGATATCATTGTTCTGAATGAACAGATAATCTGTATCATCGATGGTTATCTTTGGTATCTCGTATACACCCTGCATGTTATCACTCTGGACATTATCCTCAATAACACCTGGGAGATGCTTTACCTTCAGATAACGCTTGAAATTGATACATACAACATCACCTTCCTTGATATCATGCACCATTGATCCGACTGCCTTCACTATCTGGTAGTTATTGATGGTTCCGTCCATCTTGGTCACATCCAGCAACAGTCCTCCCTTTGCGGTAACACCGTTCTGATACTTGGTCGCAGTTGTGATAATGCCTGTAAACAACGGGCGTACTTTCTTAATCTTGAATGCCATATTATTATTCTTTTGGTATGACCTGCCGTGCTGATCTCTTTCCGTCAGTGTCGACAACCCACACCCGGTTAAACAAATCACTGCCTCTCTTCTTTTCAATTTCAGGAAAAGGCTGTCCTGACAATACGCACTCGGCTATATGCTCTATGTCTTCCTCGGTATACTTCCTGCCTGAATACAATGCTCTTGGTTTCTGAACGATAGTCTTCGCCTCATTCACCCTCCACTTCCTGTACCTGCTGAACACAGGTCCTATCCTTCCGATATAAGGAATGTTCCTGATTCTGATAAACCAATCGAACGCTGCTTTCTTGAATATCCTCCTCGGATTATCAAAGGGCAATGACGATGCGTCTTTAACTATAACTTCAAAGAACGACTGTACTGCTCTTCTCACATCTGAGACATCGACTCCGCAGGACTCTGCAACCCTGCGATAATCAGCCTCGTCTGTCCTACTTCTTCCCATTTGCAGGATTGGAAGCGGAAGACCAGTCATAGACGACACTCAGCATAAACCTCGGATCTTCCGTCTTATGAGGGATATACCTCGGGTTTATGCCTCCGTCAACGAGGAACTCACATTCCTTGAGCTTTGCAAGTATCATCTGGAAATGTGCCTGCGAGATGCCAAGAGACTCACGCATATCCATGCGGGACTTATGGCTCCACAACACATCCTTCAATACCTCCACATCAGGAATGCTCTCCCTAAGAGTGAAATACTGCACAAGAATCCTTGCAGCAACATCCTTCTCCCTTGAAGTCAGCTTATGAAAAGGCGTGAGTATCTCCATCCACATACGGTAGAAGGAGGAGCCAGTGCACTTCAGGTAGATGATGTTATTCGGCTTCATTCTTCTTTTTCTTTTCCTCGACGGAACCGTCTGCCTTGGCAGCTTCACTGAATGATGTCAGGGCATCCTCTATCTCCTTCGATACCCATTCAACGAAGGTATCCTTGTACATCTCGGGATGCTCCATCACCTTGAAGAGCATGCTGAGATAGAAGGAACTGTAATTGAAACTCCGATCTTCCAGGGCTTCGTTCATCTGGCGAAGCTGATTCACCAGCCTCTGGTTCTGCTGGCTGAGTTCGCCTGCATACTGTGCAAGCTGCTCATATGTCAGCTTCTCCTGTTTTGCTTTATTTTCTTCCATAGTTGATATAAATTATCTGTATCTTTTTCTTTTTCTTCTCGTGCTTCCGTCCTTCCTTCCTACAAGCCTGAGCCTTCCTCTTCCGGAAGCAAGTATGTAATCCATATAGTCCTCAAAGTTATCGTCCGTCATTCCCTGCATATCCCACAGTCCGATAATCCTACAGTATGATATCCCTATCAGTCCGATGATCCGGTATGGAATCGTGGCAGGCATCCCGACACATC